GACTTGGCTGGCTTTGGTATCTTGATGATGCACCGTAGCGTAGTTGAGAAGATGCGAGAGAAACTACCTAGCAAGTCTTTCTTTGCAGAAGACCACGGCAATGGTGATGACAATGAATTTGTAGGCGAAGACATCATCTTCTTCCGCAAGATGAAAGAAGCAGGCATACAACTTAAGGCACACACTGGTGCGCTAGTTAAACATATGAAGCGATTTAGTCTTGACTTTGGATACTACGCTCTTTACTGGGGTATGGAACACGTCAAAGACCAATTAAAAGAACAGGCACAAAAGAAAAATGGGAATGTTTCAAGAAGCGGACTTTATCTTCCCCGTTAAGCGGACGATAGATGACCATATAGATGACTTTGAAGCAATTGATTTATACTAAAGGAGCATAATGGTAAGTCGTGATATTACCGAAGGTCGTGGTTCTGCTACTACTGATACATCCTATGCAATTGCCGTAGACCTTGGTGTTGTTTCTTCTGCATCTCTTTGGGAAAACACAGATGTATCTTATGATATGGCTATTGGTGGTTTGCCATTCTTTTATGCAATATCAGATGCACGTCCTTACATTAGACAAACCGCACCATTTCGTAAAGAACAGTTTGATAATGGCTCAGAACCAGGCGAGCAGTCTCTTACAGGATGGTGGTTAAGAAGCCAGTCATCCTTCCATAATGGTTCTGGAATTAATTTTTATGACCCATCCGCTGGTGAAACTATCCTTTATAGATTTAAAGATTCTAAAGGTGTTAATGTCTGGACCAAAGGACAAGTAAATCTTCTTAAAGACACAACACAGGCTCACGTAACTACCTATCCACTTGATACTAATGGTCGTTCTTTTCAACAGTTGCGTTCTATTCAATGGAGTGGCACAAATGGCGTGCTATTACACGATGGTTATGATGTAGATAAAATTGATTCTACTGGTGCAGAGACTCACTTTATTGACTATAACGCTGGCTCAGATGACAAGGTATATGCTATCTGTGATGATGGAACTACAGCATATTGGGTAACTAATGACACTGGTCCTTCTGGAAAATTAGAAGTAAATAAGAAAGCATTAACTGGCAATGCCAGTACAGCGGCTACAGTTATGTTTACTTCTGCTGCTGTCACGGTAACTAATGCGGTTATGGAATATGTAAAAGACCGTATTGTTATGTGTGCCAACAATAAGATATATGAATTTTCTACATCAGCGGGTGCTTTGCCTACTGCTCTTTATACCCATTCAGATGATGATGTAGTTTTTACATCTATCACAGCATCAGGTCCTGCTATTTATATCTCTGCTTATAGTGGTATTCAATCGTTTATTTATAAATTTACTTTAAGCAATACAGGTACTATGCCTACCCTGACTACTGCTATTACTGCAGCAGAAATGCCAGTTGGTGAAAAGATACACAAGATTTATTACTATCTTGGTTATATGTTAATTGGAACCAACAAAGGTGTCCGTGCAGCCACAGTCAATGACCAGGATGGTTCTATATCTTATGGTCCACTAATTGTAGAAACTAGCCAACCTTGCTATGACTTTGCTGCTAGAGATAGATTTGTTTGGTGTGCAACTAGCGTTGCTGGTGAACCAGGTGTAGTTCGTATAGACCTTGGCGCTGAGATAACACCTCTTAGATTTGCTTATGCTAATGACCTTTACTATGCAGGAGTATCAGGTGTAGAAACTACATCTTGTGCTTTCTTGGGAGAGACTAACCGACTTGCTTTTTGCACAGAAGCAGTAGACCAAAAATCTGTAACTAATAAAGAACGTACAGGTAGCACAGCAACTATTACATCAGCAGCCCACGGGTATACAACTGGTGATTACATTTATGTAATTGGTGTAGATGCAGCGCTTGATGGTGCTTGGACTATTACTTCTACAACTACCAATACTATTAGTTATACAACTACATCGTCAGGAACTATTGCATCTGCTGCGGTTAGTGGTGGTTTTGTCGGTAAGCCTGGTTATTCTTATCTTGAATCAAGTTCTAACCTAGTTGCAACAGGTTATGTTCAGACAGGTAATATTAGATACGGAACTCTTGAGCCTAAAAATTTCCGCCGTATTATTGGCAGAGGTATCTTTGACTATGGCTCAATGACCATTGAGACAGTTACAGAAGATGGCACAGAGTATGAGCATATTACTTATGACTCTTCTATTCCTTCACAAGAAGTATCTACAACTCAGCCAGAAGCAGCGCAAGAGTTTGTATCTTTTAAGTTTACTTTGACAAGAGACGGGACAGATTCAACCGCTGGTCCTACATTCAAGGGCTATCAGGTAAAAGCAACAATTGCTACCCCGCGTCAGCGGGTACTTAAATTTCCCGTATTCTGTTATGACGTTGAAACCGATAGGTTCAATGTAGTCACAGGATATGAGGGCAGAGCACTAGACAGACTTCTAGCATTAGAAGAGGCGGAAGAAAATGGCGACGTGCTCACTTGGCAAGACTTAACTACATCTAGTGGTGAGGCTCGTCAGGTAACTATTGAACAATTGTCATTTACCCGTCTGACTCCACCTGATAAAAGGTTTTCTGGTTTTGGGGGAGTCATTGAAGTAACGTTAAGGACTGTATAAAATGAATCCTGCTGATTGGGCTGGTTTAGCCGTAGCCATAACTACATTAATAGGTGCATTGTCAATGGGTGTTAAGCACCTGACTAAACATTATCTATCTGAATTAAAGCCCAATGGTGGGTCAAGTATTAAAGATAAAGTTAATCATCTTGAAGAAAAGGTAGATTTACTAACCGAGTTTGTTAAGGAAGCATTGAGGAAATGAATGACAACTGTTGCCAAGAAAGCCACACCTGCTGCAATTGCTGTGCTCCGTCAGGCGACGGAACTATTTCCGAAGAGAAACAAAGCCAGCGATGGATTGTTACCGAGTCTGGCACATATCAAACAAAGCCCGAATTCGGACCACAATACTGGGCTAGCAGTAGACCTCACGAATGACCCCAAGAATGGGGTTGAGTGTGCATTCTTTTTTGAAAAGTTTAAAGAAGATGAAAGAGTTGATTACCTTATCTTTAATAAAAAGATTTGGTCAAGGGCAAGACGACAAGAAGGCAACCGAGTTTATACTGGTAGTAACCCTCACAATAAGCATTTACATATTTCTATTCGGAGTAGTCATAGCAATGACACTTCTCCCTGGTTTGGTTTCATAGATAAACAACCTAGCCTTGCTGCTAAGGCAAAGGCTGCAGTATCTAAGAAAGCAAAGAAGAAAGATATCCCTAGCCCTAAGGAGGCGTAATGGATAACCTAATCAAGAAACTAAAGAGCAAAGAGTTTAAGGCTGCATTTAAGTCTTATCTCCGTGCAGTCCTAGCATCGGCAGTAACTATGGGTATTGCTTTTGCTACAGACCTAGCACCTGAATATGCAGTCCTCATTGGTGGATTGACAGCCCCACTAGTCAAGTGGGCAGATAGAGCCGAGCAGGAGTTCGGCTTGCGATAGCCTTTAAACGCCTTCTAAGGCGGTTTTTAGACACGAATAGACCCCCTCGCCTAGTCCGATAGGTAGAGGGGGTCTTTTCTGCTTTCTATCCAGTCTTCCCCTAACTGGCTAGAAATCTTTTAGGGCTAGATGTTCGGTATTACATACAAATCTCATACCATAACCATAGTCTTTTTGATAACACACCTGCTTAAAATCTTCTTTAGATATAGCACCCCATATTTTAAATTTAGAATTTATATGAGGTTGCTGCCTATCTCCAATCAAGGTAACTAAGATAGCATAGTCTGCAGTAAATAATTCTAACGCATTGAATATTAATTTATCTAGGGTTGATGTTTTGACTTGAATTTTTTTGCCATTGATTACCAAGTCGTGACCTTCATCTCCACCAGTAAGAACTCTATTATCTACTGGTACTTGATACGCCTTGGCTACCGCCTTCTCACCTAGATAGCCCATAAGATTAACAGCCCAAGATGTGTTCTTGGCGTCAAATTTTCTGTCTATTACTTTATATTGAACTTTATCTTGACGCATAGTATTCACAAAGTTTAATGCTTCATCTATTTCTTTTTTATCAAGAATTATTTCCATTAGTTATTCCAATCGGACTTAGATAATACTTGGGCGTGTTCTAGTTTAAGGAAGCCTACTAACTTTATCTTCTTTCTTGTATCTACAAACTCTGTAGTTCTAGGCATCCATCTTTCTGACCATTCAGGTTCTGGTGTGCTTGATAAATCAAATGCGTAAATACCTTCAGGTGTTGAGTTTATATAGTAAGGAAGCATACCATCAGCCTGAGCCAGTAATCGTCTGTATTTTATTTCTTCAATTAATAAATCTGGATAATGGGTATGTCTACATTTAAGTTCTATGTATAGATTATTTGTTTTTGTAGTGCAATCAAAGTGGTCAAATACATTTTCGGAACGAACTAAATCAGGGAAGTGAGTAGTTTTTAGATACTCAAATAAGTCTTGTTCTTTCATTATCCGCCCGTCTTGTAAAAGCCTGTGCCTTTGAAATGCACTGGAGTTGGCTGAAAAGTTTTTTCCATTTCTACTTTACATACATCACAGAATGTTGTGTGATTAGAGTAAACAGAAAAAAACTTCTCTTCTATCTTGTTACAAATAGGGCAGATAAAATCATACGTTGGCATCGTCATCCTTTGGTGTAGGCAGGGTGACCATACTTCCGCAAGAAGCACACTCACCATCTAGAAAATAAAAGGCTACTTCTCCATCTACAAAGCCACCTAGCATTACAAATACTTCACAACCACATACACAGATATCACCTATCGGCGTATCCCGTAGGTCCATTGACTTGCTGTAGTCCACACGACGCAGCAACTCCCTAATATCTTTACTCTGATTCGTCACTCTGGTCTGCCTGTTGTACTTCATCATCGGGGTATGGTCTCCATCCACCTAGGTTTCTGATTAATGAATTGACAGCCCGTTGAACTTTCATCCTAGCGCCATCTATTGTTGTATTTAAATCCTTTGCCACCAGATTCCACTCGTTGTTATCCGTGCTGAATCTAACCCGAAGCACATTCTGTTTAGCCTCTGTTAGTTTGAAGAAAGCATTTGCTATATCGCTACGCAATACCAGCCAGTTGTTGCCATCACTGACGGCTTCTGATTTATTAAACTTATGATTTAAGTCTTTAATTTTAATTGGTATTTCATATGACTCAGCAATAATGCTGGGCATAAAGGCTTCAACTACCGATGAGTCGTAGTAGTACAAGTCAAGCAACTCGTAGCCCACCGACTTAGCCTTCTCTTTTTCGCAAAACTTTAGGGCTGCATTACGCAAAGACTTTGCAATTAATTTATCTTTGTCCTTTTGTTCTAACTCTGACCATTCAAAGTATTTAGAAGTATGAGTTATAAACCATAACCAAAGGGTCTGCTGTATATCCAATGACTCAATCATTGGATACTTACGGTGGTATTCAACCGACAATGAAGCCACTAAGGCTTCATATTCAGTTATGTAATCCGGCTCCACTCAGACCTTCCCAATAACCTCTTTGTACCATAAGTCCTATTATGGCATAGTTTGCTAGGTCTTTTAGGGTATCTTCAATAGATTCATAGTTCGGCGTGTTGCCCTTACGATGGAAGTAAAGATTCTGAAGTCGTTCTGTTTTGTCGTGCATACGCACCAGTAGCCCATTCATAGCCCCGCCTGGAGCGTGGGCTATATTGTAGGGACCATAGTCTTGATGTTTCTGAACCATAGTGATTTTGAGTTCTGTAAGAATCTCGTCCAAGTTATCAATGCTCTTCATCTAGTACCTCTTTCAGTCCATTATCTATATCCACCATAGCCTCTGAAACTATGATTTCTTCTATCATCTGTTCGCCGTCACCGTTGGCTGTGCCCATCAACAGGGTACCTAGCAGCGTCAGCATTGTATCGCCTATCTCTGTGTCTTTTTGGTAAGCCTCTCTAACATCCCTAAGTGCGCCAAGTAAATCCAGACCTTTATTCTCCGATACTGGTATTCCAACCATCCTAGGATTTTCTTTAACATATTGCCAAAACTCATCATTGTCCCGAAAAACATTTTCTAATCCGCTCATTTAACCACTCGCCTCCTTCTTGTAGCACAATGCTATTTACATCGTGTCCTTCTGGCATTTGAACTATATTTACATTGCCTAATTCTCTACTAATCTTTTTACCAAACTCTAGCCCTGGTGCATCACCATCTGCTAATACAATAACTGTTTCAAAATCATCAAGTATTTTTGTGTAATGTGGCTTCCAATTATTAGCACCTGGAATACCAACTGCTGGGTGTCCAGTCTTTACTATTGTTGTTATAGAATCTATCTCACCTTCAGTGACGCAGATATAACCTTCTGCTGTTAGCACTGCTTGTGCGTTATACATTGAAGTCTTTGCTCCTGGCAAACCAATGTACTTCGGGTCCTCTCCATTGATACTGCGGAACCGAATGTCTACTACACCTGACGGTGTTATGTAAGGTATTACTAACTTACCCTTGTAGCCTTCGTGTCCTGGCAATGGATTGTCCACTACTCCTAAATGAAATCTCTTGGCTTCTTCTACCGACAGACCCCGAGTTGCCAGATAATCTGCTGCTTGATGTATGTGCTGGGCGTACTCTTGAGTTGCCTGTAGGAGAAATTGTCTCTGCGAATTTGACAGCCTCACGATAGTTACCTCCTTCCTTGTACATTATCAAATCGTATACATCTCCGCCAACACCACATCCGTGGCACTTGAATCTTCCTTCATCAAAGTTAACACCTGCTGATGCGTGTTTATCTGAATGAAACGGACATTTTATTTTGCGCCAGCCGTGTCCACGGGAGGGCACGGTGGCGCCAATATAATTTAAATATGCTTCAATGCTATGTTTTTCCATCTGCTTGATTCAGCAATGCCAACCATACTTTTGCAGGCATAGTTGCATACCATTCGCCTACGTCTCCTTTCCCTTTTCGTTTATGTAAGACAACACCTGTCCAGGCATTATCATTTTTCATTTCAACTTCTAGTTCTGCTAGCCATCCTGCAAGGTCCATTTTGGCGTGATTCTTAATCTCAATAGTTACACCTGGCACACCGCTTATATCGCCTTTGTCTAAGGTTGCTCCTGCAAGTCTGCGGTCTGCATACTTGTAACCATTAGCCTTCAACCAAGCAACAACATCTCGTTCTGCTTGGCTACCTTTGCGTTTGGCTGCGCTACTCAAGTGCTTTATTTGCTACTCTTGCTACTGCTTTTTGTACTATTTCATAGAGTTCATCATCGTTATACAACTCATCAACAACAATACTCCATTCACTTTCTGTTATTGCTCTTCCTTGAAAGACTTCTATATCTTCCTTAGAGAAAGAACAATCCCATACTTTAGTTTCCATATACTGTCTCCTGCATATACTTAACTTGGACATCATCTAAATACATATTGTCTGGGTTGAAAGCAAGGCTGACATAGTTATTACCAGTCTGGTCTGCTCGCCCGTATCTGTTCTTGACTGGGGCTACACATAGATAGGTTTCGTCTCCTTGTTTCATTTGTCCAATAGTCAGAACCATTGCTGGAATCTGATTAACTAGACCTTGGATAGCGCTGCGTGGTTGGCAAGGATAACCATCAAAACCTTCTTTGGTGTGATGCAAAACAAGCACTGCTGCATTGGTATCTCTTGCAAGATACTTCAACTCTTTCATTGCCGCTCGCATACCTTGGAATTCTTCGTGACCATCCATTGCAATATCCATCAGGTTATCCACAACGATAAGCGTAGGACTTCTACCCCATACAGTTTCAAATGCTGATACCTCGTCGTCTAAATCTTTTAGAGTGGGTGTTGACTCAAAGGACCAGAACAAATGATTGTTCAGGGTAAGAATTTCTTCTGCTTCTTCTGGATTTCTTTTTAGCAATTGCTCGGCTGCTTGCTGCGACATCTTTGCAGACATAGCAACTAGACGCATAGCCATCGTATGAGCATTAGTATCTGCGCTGAAATACAGCGTTGGCACCTTTGCTCTGGCTGCTATTGCCAGTGCTATAGATGATTTGCCTGCACCTGGAGTGCCTGCAACCATCGTGATTTCTGCACGGCGCAAGATAATTCCTGCCCGTTCAAATGCCGCAAAAGCGGGTGGCAATGGTTCGCCACCCACCTCTGCTTTGCTAATACTGCGTTTGAGTGTTCTCACTACTTAACCGAATCGGCTATGAATGTGTTCCACTCGGCTGAACCAGCACGAACATACTGATTTTTGCATTTATCTAGTGCACCTTTTGGTGCTGGACAGAAGTAACCACGATACATTTTACCGTCTTTACCTGTGCCTTGAATGGCTGTCATCTTGCCGTGAGGACAAGCCTTGCCACCAATGGATGATGTTGGAGTAGCCCAACCTGTCGCATTGTAATCTGTTAGATTTGCAGAGTTGTCAATTACAGATGCACCAAGTGCTGCTGCAATTTGATTAGTTGACATTGCTGGTGCTGCTGGCGCTGCACCTCTAACTGCTGATTCAAGTTCTGTATATGCAGACTTGATTGCTTCAAGTGATGTTGCTACTAGTTGGTCTAGTTCATCTCCGTGCTCTGCACGAATTGTAATTAATGAACCTGCGCCTGACTTTACTGTGATACTGATTGGTGCTTCAGTGCTAGCCACTGATTGTCTCCTGTTCTTCAAATGGAGTAGCAAGACCCTTTTTGTCTCGCCACTGTCTTACTTTCATTGCGAATTGTAGCCCTTTATAACCCTCTGCAATGTCAAGCCATACTAATTTGCATAGCCCTGTACCTGCAGGTAAATGGATGATAATGGCTTTCTCCTTGTTGATTTCTCCCCAAGTACCACGGCGACCCGTAGCAATGTCATACGGGGAGCCGTGTGCATATATTGCTAACTGAATTGCTATGTTATTTGGGTGGTCTATCCGACCTGTTTTGATATCAGCAATAAATCTTTCACCTTTATACTCAACAATTCTGTCTGGTGTTCCAGCAATCTTGTACTTATCTAGTACACAGAACTGTTCTATAAAGATTTTATTTAATTGCTTTGTTGTTTTCTCGTAAGCAAGTATGTCCCCTGCCCACTCGTCTGGTACAAGACCAATGTCCTGTCCCAAATCTAAACGCTCTGCATAACTATGCAGTGCTGTTCCAATAGTCGCTGCCTTGCTAGCGCCTGCTACTTCCATAGCATCTTCTATATACTTGTTAATAGCCATCTTGTCATCTTGCGCTGCGTTAATAGCAAGTAATAAATCTTTGCGAACTGTAAGACCAATGGCTGCCATCCGCATTTTCCAGGCTGTCAATGCTGCTGCATCATCAAGACTGTTTGCAATTGTAGTAGCCCTAGTATAAGCGACTGGTTTGCCTCCCTTATTAGGTACTACTAAAGGACGACCATAGCGGTCTCTATCAATTTCTTGTCTCATTAAATCCTTGTCTCCTTAGTTAGAGAGACGGGCTGATAAAGGAGACTAATCAAAAACCAGCCCGTGCTCTGTGCGAATGGTATCAGACGGAAGAGGATATGACACCATTCTCATCGGCGTGGCATTGGCAATCACACGGTCTCCTAAGTGCTTTGATTCCGACCCAAGAACCTCTGCACTCCGAGTGTTTGCCTGCCAGACAACTACCAGATGGCAGTGCCTCAACATAGTTGTGGTCTGCAATCTTTGGCATTTAGTTACTGCTGGTCTACGTCGTTGATATCTATTGAGTAATCGTCAACAATATTACCGTCAAACTCTACGGTCAAATTGTTTTCAACTTGGTCACGAGCATCATCTTCTGTCTCTGCTTCAATATCAGTCACTGTAAATTCAATACGACCACTGACTGTCCACATAGACTTGAGTTTATCTGCGCCAATAGATTCTAGTAACTCATTGACATCATCTTTGCTACATACAATCTCTTCATCGCCAGGACTGTATCTTTCTGAGAAAAAGTTATACACTTCTGCTCGTACTTGATACAGTTTTGTGCGTTGATTATGAAAGTAATTATCTTTTTCTTCCAAGTCAATACGTAGTTGAGCACGCTCATCTAGCGCTGCCTTGACCATCTCATCGGTAAACTTGGTTTGATTACCGTCTTTATCTGTGTATATGTATTCCATAGTTAGTCTCCTTCTTCTTCGTAGTCTTCATCTTGGTATTCAATTTCGTCGCCTTCTTGTATGGCGCAAATTATTTCATCTACTTTTTGAAGAACTGGATTGCTACTGCCACTAACAAGATTAAGAATCTTGTCAGCATCTTTACTAGTTACTATCACTGTTAGTCTCCTATGCTGTTAGTAGTTCAAGGGCACGAAGTTTGAGATTATCAGAGCCACCTGACATAGCCCTGACTCCTGTCTTTGTACCTTTATCCTGTTTGCCGTGGTCGGCATACTCCACAACTGCCTGCCACAAACCGAACTCTGTTCCACGGATATTTTCTTGAGTCGGGCTGGCTGTATAGATTTCCATAGCCTTGTGTCTGGCTGCATTTGCCCTGGTCAACTGCTGTTTTTCTCCAACAGATAGCAGAGAAATGGGAGCATTCTCTATCTTGCTTGGTAAAGGAAACACCCTCTTGAAATAATCAACTGCTTTATCTCTAGATGCTTCTTTACTAATTAGTTCATTACCAATATGAGTATAAGCCTCAATGTTTTGGTAAGACAATTGCAAGATATTGCGTATGTCTGAAACATCTAACTTGTTATTGCTAGTATGTTTCAAGGTATATGTGAACTGATTTTTGTTCCTGAATATTTTGTTGATTTGATTTCTACAGAACAAACGCTCAATGATTGGCTTGATAATAACTGAACTGCTGCCATCGTGGCTAGTTCTAGCCAAGATAAATGCAGCGTGTGGGTCATTAGCAATATTGATTTCATTAGGCAACTGAAGCAACATCCATACCTTTGCTCCGTGGTCATACTCGCCTGCTGCTGCATAGCGAGCCTCACCTGAATCAATCAATGCATCCAGAGCGCTGAATACTTCACCGTTCTGGAATACCTGATACCGTTTGCCGACTACACCAATAACATCGGTATCACCGAATGGTGTTGTCTTGACTACCGCTAACTTGTTGCGGACTTCTAACACTCTGGACTGTTCTGTTCCTGGTATTGCATAGGAAGCAGACATCTCGTGCAGAGATACTGACCAGTCAAGTCCTGCTTGTCTGGCTACATCGCTGGCTGAAGTGGCTGTTACTGCTTTGCCTGACTTTACCCAGTTGCTTAGGTTCTTCAAAGGAACTGTTGCTATCACTGTATCTGTTGTCATACTGAAGCCTTCTTTGCTATGCGTATGAATGCCCAACTATTACCTTCATTAGCCGTCTCAAGAAATTGACTAATCATTCCTTCGCCTGCTTCTTGAAAGAATTTATTGCGTTCTTCTTCTGGCATAGTTAGAATTAGTTTGGCTGGTAGTGCATCTGATTCTTCATTGATTACTGTCTCTAGTTCCACTAGATGTTTGATTATCATTGTTGTCTCCTTATAGATACTTACTGATTCCGCCATAGGTTGCAGTGCTGATGTGTTCATCATCGCACATATTTAGAACACGAATAGCATTCTCAATTTCTTCCTTGTTATCTTTGTATTGCCATTCAAGCATAACCTCATAGTCTTTCTCTGGTTCTGTTGGTAGATTTATTGAGCCTGCTGGTAAATCAAAATCAAGATTTATAATACCATTATAACGAACATTTGCTCTAAGATTTGTAGCCTTATTGATTTTTGCTAGTGCTAATTTAGCAATTTGTTTACGCCACTTATCTATAGCAGCATCATATTTCTTTTCATTTGCTTCTTGATTTTTGTAGTTAGTTTCTAACTTAATCAATGCCTGCTCAAGAGCCTTGATTACTTTGGCTCTAGGCACTTTGACATTGATGCCTTGATTCCTTCTTGCCATATAGTCTCCTTTGTTTATTGTTTAGTACCACTTATGCTTGCGCCAATGTGCCCAAGCAATTGATGGTTTGCCGTATCGGTGCTGGATGTAAGCCAGCCCCCGTGCAATCTGTTCGGGGGCTGGCGTATTTGGCGCCAGTCCTAACAGTTGCGGTATTCCATACGCTGTTGACTTCGGGTTATCTGCAGTATGGTCCCACGCAGATTCTTTACCCCATAGTTTTTTCAACGCACGGAATTCTGATTCTCCCCACTCTTCATACTGTGCTGAGATGAGTGCCTTCGCATAGTACTTGCTCAAGGATTTCGTCCAACGAATCTCGTTCTGATGATTCCTGGTGGGCTCGTAGTTGTCTTTCTTTGCTTTGAGTGCCCACGACTGTACTGGAAATACTGCTGATGAAAATGCTAAGAGCCAACTCAATAGCATCGCTAATTTGTTTCTCATTTAATAATCCCTCTGTATAGGCAATACCCAATTGCAATGAGGTATAGCCAGGTGATTGGTGTTGAGATGTGCGGAATGATAACTTCATTCACTTACTGTCCTCTCATCTATCAAAGGTTCACGAAACTTTCTGGTAGATAAACCTCTGTTTTTTAGATAAGCATTATAGAGTTCATCATATTCTTCTTTATACTTGTGCATTAGAAACATTTTAGCGTAAGTCATTGCTAGTCCTCTTATCTTTGCTACTTCTTTTGCGTCCATAGTTCCTCTCCTACTTTATCCCAGGCTGCCAGAGATACTGGCGCTTCTGCTATCAAGTCTTCAACTGTCTCGTTTATATGATTGACTTCTGCTATCAAACTATCTAGCCAGCGTGCTACTTCGGCTAGATTCTTTAGATAATTTTCATCTCTCATTACATACCTACCTTACTGAAGGCACAAGATTGGCAGAGATAATAGTCTTCATCATTCTTATCCCATACTGGAATAACCAACTGCCAATCACACTTCTGACATTCTGCTTTGAAATACTTATCTTCTTTAGTCATTGACATCACTGTAGTCTCCTATGTTTTCGTTGACTCTTTCTTCTCCCCACAATTCCTCCCAACAGTGTGGATGAACTCCACTAATTATCTGTTCTCTCAAAGGAATGCTAAGAGTTTTGAATGCTTCTTGTACATAACTACCACGTAGATAAGCAAACAACTCGTGCTCATCTACTACAAGACTGCCCACCTTTAGACATACTGGGCAGCGCTTTGTCATATATACAGTCTTCATTTGCGTGCTATCCTTTCGGCTTTGAGTATGCGGATTGCGTCTCTGTAATGTTGTTCCCACTTATAAGTAGAACGAAATAGAACTATAATCATAATCAATTGAGATACTAGTGCTATTACTACAGCAACTAGCGTGCTTGTATCTAAATACATTTTAGTCTCCTTTATTAGAGGTGGGGCTGGGCAGGTAGTTCCAGCCCCACCGTTCCTAGGTTAGTTTACAGATACAACTTCTATCTGTGTATAAGGTGCGCGACGCTCAGAATTATCAATCCCTGGTCGGCGGTCAAATCGTGTAACTAATCTTCCAGTTAGTGTTACGACTTGTGATACTCCATCAACCCAAGAAACATTAGCCAATGTATTCTTGGTATCTGGAGAAGTAAACACCAACGGCATTGTAAAGACACACTTGCCTTCATCATTTCGTTGGCTAAGGTTTGCAGTTATAACCTTGTAGTTACCAGAGCCTCGCTCCTGAACATTCTTGATATAACCTGTTACTTGTACTGTATTCATTTCTGTCTCCTTTATATTGTTTATATTTATCTTGGAGCGGTCTCCCGCCTCGCCTGCGGGCGGGAACCGCTATACAAACTACTTACATTCTAAACAACCTGTTCGTTTAGGATACACCAAGTTACATTTTGGGCATACTATTTCAAACATATGAATCCGAGAACGTCCCTCATCTTCATCTAAATCAAAGATATGACTACCTAGGAAGTAAGTACTTGGACATCTATCTCGCAGGTCATAGGTACTAGGCTTGAACTCACTGCGAATACGCTTACTACCTTTGACTCTTGTCTCACTACCAATCCAGTCTGAGCCAGATGGTTCTTCTTTGATATCAGTAATCACATCATCTTCTGCCAAGCGTTCATCAGCCCTGTGACTCCAGGCTAACTCATCTACTCTAGCCTCATCCGACTCGTCACAAACTCTACACTTCAGTTCATAGTCGGATAAAGTCTGACAATCATAACAACTTGTTACAATTGCCATACCATTAGATACTTCCACAACTTCTTTCATTTTAGTCTCCTTTATATATCGTTGTGAGGATAGCCCTGGCACCCGTTGTCAGGGCTATCCGATTCGTAGGTCTCTAATAAGTTCAATAATAACATCTCCGTGACAAGCCTTGGGCGCACAATGACACACCAAGTCTTTGCCAACTAACGGCACTAGCCAATCTTTCTGCTTTGCTATTCTTTGTATAGCATAGAGCCTGAACTTACTAATAACTTCGGCTCTTGTACCATCATATCCAATCCTAAAAGGATTACCCCAATCACTACCTCTACCAACATAGGTACAACCTTTAGGCTCACTGCCTCTTTTATATACTTTCATCATAGTCTCCTTTATTTATATAACATTTCGTAATCTCTACCACATACGCAACACATATCTTCCCAACTATCATTGTGCCACTTATGTTCTTTACCTAAATCTTCACAATCAATACCTTCATTCTTTACATCTATATCAACCTTACAATTACAACATAATCTAGCACCTATTATAAACCAATCTTTCAACATATCAATCTCCTTTATCTACCTACACTCTCACCTTGAGAGCGCTTTTCTCTCACCACAGGCTGGCACCGCAGTCAAGTGCGAGCCATCGTTGCTATCAGGAGCGACCACTTGACGGCGGGTATGCCTGCCTGTGGTAGTTTGGTGCGCTCTCTTACCTAATCTCATTGGACTCGTAAGACACTCAGGATTCTTTTGAATCTCAATACCATCATTGGGTAACCTTGCTATCGTTTGCCAACGATAGGCTACGCCTGATGGTAAGGAGATGGCTAGGACATCAGTCATAAAGGAAGCCAGAACATTTAGATAATAAAAAAGGGCTGGCTCAACACCAGCCCTTTTCTTATCTAGTTCAGGCTCTCCACCATAAACGAGGTTGTCCAGCCTTTTTCAGTTTTGCTGGTGCGGAACCAGCCAGAAACATTAGCCACAGGGCGTGGCTCTTTGGCTTCTGATTTAGTTCCATCAGCCTCAGTAACGGAAACTCCACCGACAAGGTCGGCTGAGTGCTCCTGCTGTTCCAAGGAGCGGAGGTTAGCAACCGCTGCTGTGAAGCAGAGGAATGGGAGGGATGCTTGAAATCTGCCCTCATCATTTCTAAGAACGATTACGCCCTTTGCGTAATCCTTGCCGTTCTTTGCGGTCTTGATTTCCAGACCGGAAAGTTCGGCTGCTTGGAAGGATACTTCGTGTTTCATTTTCTACCTGCTTTCTGTCACGCACGGTGCGTGAACGGCAGCCCAAAAACCACGCTTGCGTGGTAGGCTGCCAAGTTCACAGCCCGTGCGGCAGAAGGCAGGTTGTCAGAAAATGGAACCGAAGTGCTCCATCCTGACAAGCCCGAACTTTCGGTCAGAAATCAGAGCAGACCGCTAAGAGCGGCAGTGCTCAGGATTTCGCAAAGACGCGAAATCGGGCGCAGAAATGTGAGGATAGAGCAGATTTCATAGCCCCTCACAGGACACTGCTCACAGCGTCCAGCGTTGCTATCCTCTGCTCGGAACAGCGAGCCGAAGCAACCTTGCGGGGGCTAGTTTCCGGTGCTGACTGATGGAACACAAAATCAGAAACAAAAGCCACTCAGTCCTTGGCTTGTTTCTGGTGTTCCGCTCCGGCAAAACAAAGGCTGAAAAGACAACCTTGTTTTGCGGGGAGCCAGAACAGATAAACAGAAATGGGCTCGTTGAGCCAGCATTTCTATTTATCTAAACTGTTCTACTCAGCGCCCCTATCAGCCAGCCAGATAGTTAGCCCTGAACAGCGCACTGTAACAGGAACCATCAGGGCGTAGCCATAAACCTGTAGGGTCTAAATGACCCTACGGTTTATAAACTGGCTGAGAGTTATACAGTACACTCTCAAAAAGATTTTCTGGTACAAACTATTAGCCCCCTGCACTGCCCTAATATGTCCTATTTTGGTATGGTCTATTCTGTGAGTTACATTACATTTTGCCATAAAAGCGTTCGGATTGGCTGTTTGAACGGATTAATACTATATAGGGGCACAAAGTGCCCACTGATAGTAGGAAGCCCTTTAGGGCTTCCGTTACAATACTGTAATTCAGTCTGTTTCTAACAGGCTGTTCTAACTGTCTGTACTATCAGTAATAGTTTGTAGATGGGATAGGTCTGTGACTTTTCAGAAGGGAAGTAACAACCCTAGAACAGAGGCTATGGCAGCAGCAAAGGCTAAAGTAATAGCCCTTGTTTCTGAAGGTTGGGCTCCCCACAAAGCAATGGCTGAGGTGGGTAAGCAACCAGACACCATAAGAATCTGGATGATGCGGGACAAGAAGTTTGCAGCAGACCTTGCCCAAGCAAAAGAAGACGCTAAAGAGCGCAGCCTTACGGCTTTAGGGATATCCAGGGACGAGATATCCTTTCCGCAATTTTCTGAAATGTTCCTAGAGCAAAGGGTCTTTCCCCATCACCAAGATTGGGTAGACCTGTTAGAAGGACGGGAGCCATCTTGGCTCCACCCAAATATGATTTATGAGAAGGGCGACCCAAATCGCCTTCTTGTGAACGTGCCGCCTGAGCACGCTAAGTCCACCGTTATCACGGTGAACTACTCTACATATCGCATCGCGCTAAACCCCAACGTTAGAATCATCGTAGTTTCTAAGACGTTAGTCAAAGCACGGGAATTCGTGTACGCAATCAAACAAAGGTTAAGCCACCCGCGCTGGTTAAAGTTGCAAACAACATTTGGACCAGAAGGGGGATGGAAAGAAGACTCTGATACCTGGCGTGTTGATACCGTCTACTTGGGAAGTGATGCCCGTAATTCATCAGAGAAGGACCCGACTATCCAGGCACTCGGTATGGGTGGTCAAATCTACGGTGCCCGTGCCGACCTAATAATTTTAGATGACTGTATTACTACCGCCAATGCTCACGAGTATGAGAAGCAAATCAATTGGCTGCAAAAAGAAGTTATTACCCGTTTAGGTAAAAACGGTAAGTTGTTAGTGGTGGGAACAAGAATTGCGCCAACTGATTTCTATAAAGAACTCCGTGACCCGAAGCATTGGTCAGGGGGTAAAAGCCCATTTACTTATATGGGTATGCCTGCTGTCTTGGAGTATGCGGAAGATACTAAAGACTGGAAAACCCTATGGGCAAAGTCGGACGCTCCGTGGGATGGGGATGATGATGTTCCTGACGAAGAAGGATTATTTCCCAAATGGGACGGACCAACCCTTGCGCGACGCAGAGGTGAAGTAACTCCATCTACCTGGGCACTGGTTTACCAGCAGGAAGATGTAGTTGAAGATTCAATCTTCCCTGCTGAATTAGTGCAAGGTTCTATCAACGGTATGCGCAAAAAGGGCAACTTACGTCCTGGTGCTGCTGGACATCCTCAAAGGGTTGAGGGATATACCGTTGTTGGTTTTGACCCTGCAATGGCTGGGAACGCTGCGTTTGTTGCTATGACGTTCAATAAAGCAGATGGCAAGATTTATGTGTTGGATTGTTTGAATATGTCAGAACCAACACCGCAAAAGATTAGGGAGACAATTGAAGCATTTACTCAGGTTTATAAACCGCAAGAGTTCCGAGTTGAAATCAATGCGCACCAAAAAGCATACGCCCTTGACGATGACCTACGAAACTGGCTTGCTTCATACGGCGTACGGATTAATGCTCACTTTACAGGCAAGAACAAATGGGACACAAACTTCGGAGTCGCTTCAATGTCTACACTTTTCGGAACAACCCGAGAAGGAAAGTTCCAAAAAAACAACATATTGGAGTTACCAAGCACTGAAGGTTCTGAGGGACTCAAGGCTTTAGTCCAACAACTATTGACTTGGAAACCAAGCACTAGAGGTAAGACTGACTGTGTGATGGCTTTATGGTTCGGGGTACTCCGATGCCGTGAGTTTATGCAACAAAATTCTAATCTACAAAAGTGGGCGAATAACCGCTGGGCTACTAGAGCACAGAAGGAAAGACGCTATACGATTAACATTGATGATGTGGTTGCCGAGCAATGGCAAGATACCTACGGATAGGAAATAGATGCTATCAATAAATCAGATTGCAGCCCGTATAGATAACTTACGTTATCGTGCTGCTAGCCGTGATGCACGGCAGCAAGATGTTCTTGCCGTACGTAAAGGTGAGATTTCTTCTGTATACCCTGAGTTCTTTCCCGAAGGTGTAGATGCAAATGTCGTTGCGAATTTTATTGACATTGTTGCCCGCGATTTATCCGAAGTTATGGCACCACTACCAGCCGTTAACTGTTCGGCAGCGAATCAGGTTTCTGACCGCGCCCGTGCTTTTGCTGATAAGCGCACTCGCATTGCTGCTAATTATTTTTCAAATTCTGATTTACAAGTGCAGATGTACCAAGGCGCAGATATGTACATCACATTTGGTTTCGTCCCGTTCTGTGTAGAACTTGACGAAGAAGCGGGGCTACCGCGCATCCGTATAGAAAACCCAGTGGGCGCTTACCCAGAGTTTGACCGCTATGGGCGATGCGTAGCCTTTGCAAAACGTTACTATATGTCAATAGGCGAATTAGTAGCGAACTTCCCTGAGTACGAGTTTGAAATTCTAGGCAGAGAAGGTTATGAACAAGACCTTACTGCACAACTAGAGATTATTCGTTATTACGATAAAGAACAATCTGTTGTGTATGTTCCTGCTAGAAATAACCTTGTGCTATCACAGGCAAAGAATCCACTAGGTAAGATGATGGTTGTAGTTGCAAGACGACCATCTATTGATGGTGAGATGCGTGGACAGTTTGACGATGTGCTCGGAATTCAGTTGCTTCGCAATAGGTTCGCATTACTTGCGATGGAAGCAGCAGAGAAATCCGTCCAGGCTCCAATTGTCGTGCCTCAAGATGTAAATGAACTACAGGTTGGACCTGATGCGATTATCCGCACCGCAAGTCCACAAACAGTTCGTCGTGTGGATTTGAATATTCCACCTGGAGCATTTACTGAACAAGCAATTCTGCAACAAGAACTTAGAACCGGAACCCGTTATCCAGAGGGACGTACTGGTAATGTTGACGCAAGCATTATCACGGGTCAAGGCGTTCAAGCCCTTATGGGTGGATTTGATACTCAAGTTAAGTCTGCTCAGGCTATCTTTGCTGCAGCACTACGCGATGTAATTAGTTTGTGTTTTGAAGTTGATGAGAAGTATTTCAATGAACAAAAGACAATTCGTGGTGTAGATGCTGGTTCCCCATATAGTATTGATTACACACCTGCTAAAGATATTAAAGGTGATTACTCTGCTGATGTCCGCTACGGTATGTTGGCAGGACTTAATCCAGCACAGGGTCTTATCTTTATGCTACAAGCCCTTGGTGGTAAATTAATTTCTAAAGATTTAGCACAGCGTGAATTACCATTTGGTATTAACGTAACTCAAGAGCAAGAAAAGATTGAAGTAGAAGATTTGCGCACAGCGCTTATGGCTTCTCTACAACAGTATGCTCAAGTAATCCCACAGATGGCTGCCTCAGGCACTGACCCATCAGATACAATTCGTAAGATTGCAAATGTAATCAAGGCTCGTCAAAAGGGTACAGCCCTTGAAGATGCTATTGAAACTACATTCAAGCCTGAAGAATTACCTCCTGCTGGCGCTCCTTCTATGGTTGAGCAACCGTCCCCTGCTCCCGCTGCGCTGGCAGGAGGCTCTCCGTCTCCTATGACTGGCGCACCTACACTACAAAGTTTGTTGTCTTCTTTGACAGCAGGCGGACAGGCTAGCGCTAGCGCACGAACAACAATGAGAAGGTAGGTTGATATGCCCCCAAGAAAAAAACCTATCAGAAAAAGAAATGCTAGAAAGCCAAGAACTGTAGAGAATGAAGAACATACAGCCCTTGAGATGTATTGCATTTGGCTAAATGAATATTACAGGTCTTTACTAAAAGCAGGATTTAAGTCAGAGTTAGCATTGAGTTTTGTTATGGATAAAACTTCTTATCCAAATTGGGTTGAGTATCGCTCACCGAATGAAGATGAGATTCGCAAAATGTTAGACGAAGATGATGACGACTAGTCGGATTATTCCTGAACCAGCCTGGGGATTACCTTCTCCACATATTGAAGATGATGATATCTACGAAGATGAAGAGGACGATTAAATGTCAATGACACAACCTAGTGACCGTGGTGGCTACAGAAAGCCAGAACAACCTGCTGTTGTTTCAGGTCCTGGCGAATTGTCTGCCAGAACAGATGGCAGTCCTACTCAACCTGCTACTTATATTCCAGGTTTGCCTTTTGGTGAGGGACGCGAAACATATAACACGCAAACAAAAGCACCTATGGCTGGTGACCAAACAAAAGCAATTCCTCAACAAGAAATTATTGGTTTAATGGAACCAAGCCGTCGTAGAGATGAAAATGTTGAAACTGGAATTGCTACACCTAACGGTGGTGGTCCAGAGGTTATGGCTCCGCTTCCTAATAGACAACCAACATTAACTCAGACTTTAGAACAAATGGCGAAGTATGACCCTAGTGGTGATACAGAATTGGTATTAGCGAGACTTAAAGACTTAGGATACTAATGGCTCAGAAATTAAATTATGCTGTAGCCACAGTAAGTCCTAATCTTTACAAGGCGGCATCACAGGCTAACTTAAACAATACTCAGAAAACACAAATTGAGCAGTTTAGTTGGACTATCAAAAAGAACAGAGAACTGTTGCGCCTATCTGATGAACAGGCAAAGCAGGCTTTTGATAATCTTGATGAAGATGTTCAAGGTATGCTCAAGTTTCTTTATCCCGATGCTGGCTATGCTGCTACTCCACCAACTATAGGCGATAGAGCAATTGGTGTTGTAAAAGGTACGGCAAAGTTTTTAGGTAGCCCATTAATTGCATTATACAAAGCAGCAGGTGCTTGGAACCGAATAATCAATACACCATACTTGGTTGCTAGACAGGCTGCCCAAGGTGAAGGCTTATTTAATAAACAAACATTTACTGATGCGTGGGATGGTCGCAGAGTATTTGATAATAAATTTTTAGCCGATGCTGCTAACTATTTTGGAAAAGAAAAAGTAGAAGTAGCAAAGGGTTTAATTGCTGGCAAGAAACCTGGCGAGATTATTGAAGGTTATGGTCAACTAGACCAGAAACTTCTTGATGCCTTATCAGAGGCATTTAATAAACCAGAAGAGTTCAAGACAGTTCTTGATGCGGTTAAATATGCTCAGGTAAATCCTGGCAATGATATTTCTCGTATGTTTGAGAAGAAGCCGACAAGCAGTAACAATAATTTATATACAGATTATTTTACGCCAGAAAAGATTTTTGGAAAAAACGTATCTGCTGGTATAAATCTTGTTTATCAGATTGCTATTGACCCACTAACTTGGGTTACATTTGGTACTTCAAAGATTCCAATACTAGGTTCTCGTGCTCTAGCCAATGGGCAACAGATGGCTGAAAGTATTGTTAAGTATGGCGGTACTGGAGTCAAAGATGTATTTGCTAAATATCCAGAAGTAGCAAAACACTGGGATAGTGAAATTGGTCCAATGGTCAAGCGCCTTAATGGCGCTAAGTCAGAGGCTGAGAAAACAGCCATTCGCCGAGAGATTGGCGATACTTACCGTGGACACGACAATGAAGAATGGCTACGGCTTCTTGATAGAAATGAAATCTTTGATTCTACTTCTGCCATAAAGTTTTTTAGCGATGATGTAGATGCAGCAGTCAATATGCTTGCTGGTAGAGTTGAAGGTACTCAGTACTTCAGAAATGGTATTGCCACTGCCCGCAATCAACGTATGTTGACAGGCGGAATTGCTAATGCAATTGATAGATTCTTTAATCCTTCTTATGGCTCGCTAGATGAGATTCAGCAGGCTGGAGATGACATCTGGGATAGCCTACTAAATGTAGGTAAAGGTGATGAAACATTCCATCCTTTGATGGATGACATTCTTGCATTCCATAAAGGAATGTCTCGTAAAGAAAAGATTGCTCGCCAAGTTGGTAGGACACCATTTGGTCGCAATATTATGTTGGGCGATGATGCAGTTAAGACTGCAGATGTATTTAGAGATACTGCCCGTCAGGTTTTGCCTAGAGATTTAGCAGACCTAGTTACTTATAAGTTTATTAACTCAGATGCTAACGACCAAGTTGCAGTTCTAAAAAGTCTTTACACTGCAATTATGCAGCGATATGGGCTAGATGGAACAGCCAAAGGTCGTGAACTTATTCAGAAAACTTTAGACAGTCATTTTGCCAACATTGAAGGTGCAGCAATTGTTGACCGTTTAGATGTTCCAAGTAAGTTTGTTGATGAGATTGATAGCGTAGCCCTTAAGAATGATAATGGTGATTTGCTTTATGAATCATCTAGCATTATCCATCCATTCCAAGAGGCTAAAGCAATTAGCAGTCTTGACTATAACTTGCTACGACAGGCTGCATTTGAGATTAAAACTAAGAAAGATTTGATTGCTGCGGTAGGCAAGGGTGCTACTCAAGGTAAAATTACTTCTGAGTTTGTAAACGTTTGGTCTATCCTTACGCTTTTCCCTCGTCTTGGTGTGCGAAGCGCAATTGATGAAGGTTTTTTCTTTTTACTAACCGCTCCTGCTAATGACATTCTTCAATACTTTGCCCGTAAAGGGCACAGAATGGGCAGACTTGCTACTGCTTGGACAGGAAGTAAGGCTGCTGAAGGTGTTAAAGAAAGCATCCGTGGCATCTTTGGTAAGAGAACATCTGAGTTACTTGATACTCCACAGCGTAAAGCCATTCGTGAAAGAGTAGTTCAAGATACTGGACTATCTGACGAAGCAGTATTTAACTTTGAATATGCTTTGGCTAGCGGTAGAGCCATTGACGATATGATTCCATCTCGTCTAACTGATGAAGAGATGCGTCTTGTGGCGCAAGCCTTTGCTTATCACACACATTTGTTAACAGGTTCAGCCCGTGCTGTATCTGGTAAAGCATCTTTGACGGCAAGACAGACCCCTGAAGTTGCAGAGGAATTGATTGGTCTAAATAACTATGAAGATTTCTTAAAAGCAATTGATGCTAGAAGCACAGGCGGTAAAGTTCTTAGCACCGATGAGATTGCTAGAGCACAAAGTTTAGGCGATAACCCAATTGCCAAGGTTCACTATCAAAACTGGGTACGTCGTTTCTATGGTAACACTAGAATTATCAATGGTAAAGAGCGTGGAGTATTTCATCCAGTCAATGCCTTCTTTGATAACAATGCTTTAGAGACTACAGCAGATTTTGCCAAGGCTAGAGATACTTTACTTCGCCAAGTTGGTATAGTTCGTAATGAAAAACTAGCCGCAAAAGTTAGCCAAGAACTTGTAGATGCTACTGTTCCTAAGTTTGGCTATGTGATTGATGATGCAGAAGCGCTAAAAGATTTCTTAACTATGTCACAACGCACTACAGTTCTTCGTAACCGTGGTATGAATGATATTGATATAGCCAAAGACCAGATTAACCGTATCCTTCTTGATTATTACAAGGCTTTCCACGGAAGTAAAGACGGATTTAATACAGCATTGCTAGATAGAATCCGTACTTCATATAGAACTTTAGAAGCCGATGAGATAGCACAGGGTATTAATATCTCTGGCAAATGGAATAAGGCTGTTCAGAGCGTAACTGCTGATGAATTCATTGACTTAACTAAAGGTATGAATCCTCGGGGCAGAATGTATACAACTTTAGACCTAGAAGGCATAACCGATATTGAGGCAGCCTGGAAAAAACTAGGCAATGAGATGATGGACATTATGGACCGTCAGGTTATGGCTATCTTCCGCCAGCCTGCAGTTATGATTGGCTATCTACGCTGGAGAAAGAACCTTGCAGGTCTAGAAAGACAGCACGTTAATCAATTAATTAACTCTAGATTGTCTCAGATAGCAGCAAGTGGTCGTGAAGTTGGCAAGCGTGAGTACCAACTAATTCAGAAAAATGCTACTGAGTTAACAGAGCGTAAGTTTACTGAATATGGATTGCAGTTTGCTGCCGATGAAGTATTAAAGTTTGTGGATAATCCAAATATCCGCAGTAATTTTGCAATGTCAGTCCGCAATACTGGTCGTTTTTATAGAGCAACTGAAGATTTTTGGCGACGTATCTATCGTCTCCGAGATGTAAAACTACGGGCTATGTTCCGTATGCGTTTAGCACATCTTGGTCTTCAGGCTTCTGGTGAAGTTTATACAGATGCCAATGGCGAAGATTATGTAATGATGCCAATGGATGACATCATCTTTAAGGCTGTAGATAATGCAGCAAGAGTTGTTGGTTTAGGTGATTCAGCATTTAAACAACCATTATTTGATGACTTTACATTTAGACTCCGCTTGATTAACCCTTCATTTAGCCCTGATGCTGGTATGCCATCACTATCAGGACCAATTGGAGCCTTGGGTATTGTGGGTATGAAAGCCATCTTGGGACAGGCTGGAACATACGGTAAACAACTAGGCGAAGAATTAGATACCTGGGCACTAGGAACTATTGGTGAAGGTATAACAGTAGTCAAGGCTTTAGTTCCTGCATCTCTACAAAGAGTATATGCAGCGCTACCCGTCAATGAGAAGTCAAGACAGGAGAGCACGGCTGCTATGCAGGCTATTGCTTATAATGCAGCGTTTGGCAATCCGCCAGCACCTGATGCATCTGCTTCAGAAAAGGCTGAATATTTAAAGAACGTTCGTATATCAGCACATAACATAATGGTTATGCGTTCTGTTTTAGGTCTGTTTTCACCAGTTGCTCCAACTGTTCAGGAGTCAAAGGGAGTGCCTGACTACCTACTAGATGTAGGTATAACAGGTCTACGTCCTGAGTTTTATGACATAGTGAACGCAGTAACTAAGAAATTTGGTGGGGATATTGAAGACCCATATGACTTGGCTGTGGCTACATTCGTAGGTCAAAACCCTAATAAGTTAATTTATACAGTATCTCGTGATGAAAAGCAGACACAGGTTGTAATTCAGAAAACAAAGGCTATGAAAGATTGGTACATAGCCAATGAGAATCTAGTTAAAACTTATGGTGAGGCAGCATTTATCTTTGCTCCACATACCGGAGAGTTTGATTCTGCAAGTTATGCCTACCTTGAGGCTGCTGATTTTATTAAGAATAAAGACCTTGAGAAGTACTATATGGATGTTTCTGTAGCCCGTGATAAGCAGGCTTACTATGATATTGCCCGTATTGAAAAAGAACAGTTGGCTAATACTCCTAGTATTACAGCCCGTGCTGCAATCATTGCTAGGGCAACACAGCAGAGAAATCTTATGAAGGCTTCTAACCCATTACTTGAGGCAGCAATTACAGGCACAGGTAATGAGATTGCTACTGAACAGGTTATGTTTGCAAATCTAGAAGAAATGCTAGGCAATGCAGATATACCAATTCAAGATGCTACTAGAAGTAAGTTACTAGTTCTGACAGCACAAATTAGAAACTTTATTAATATAGCCAATGACCCGCAGTTAAGGGAATCGGTTAACTTTGCTGAGATAAAGCGCAAGCGTAAGGCTGAAATTGAGGCTTTGATTGCAGACTTTATTGAAGGTGATTTGACTATTAAAGAAGCCGACAGGGCAATTTTTAAGTCAATACTTAATTTCTATTCTCGTGACACCTACACAAGATTTGTGAAAGGATTCTAATGGCTGGTGGAGTACGCCCCGACAATACGTATATATCCAATGTGTTAAATCCAGGGATTGATAAAAACATACCAGCAGGTAGTGTTGATGTTGTTTTTGATAAGTCCAGTGGAAAAGCAGTTGGTTTTATGAGAAATGGAGCCTTCTATCCTTTAGGTGTTGACCCTGTTGAATATGATAAACAGGCAAAGGAAAACCCTACTTTCGGCGGTGTAGATTTAGGCAAAAGACCTACTGGACCTACTGGTATTGCGGGAGAAATATTAAGTAAAGGTTTGGCAGTTACCTATAACCCTAGCCAGGGTGGGACTGTAGTAAATGACCCAAGTGGTCTTGAAGTATTTATCTATTTAAGCCCTAAACGAGACCCTCAGGGTAACAATGAAGTTTTAATAGATAATGATTATGACAAAATCAGAAACAAAATCTTGTCAGATGCCAACTCTACTGCTGGTGGTATAAATGGATTATTTTCTTCTTTGTACGCTTCTGGTCTTATTAGTAAGGCTACCTTTGATTCAAAGGATATTTCTAGTCAAGAGTTTAATAAAGGATTAGCCTATGCTGTCCGCAGTTATTCCGTTAAACAAATAGATAGCATAACTATCGGTGGACAGAAACAGATAAGTGGATTCACTGACTATCTAGGTAGTAATAGTGGACTAGGTAAACCTACTTCTGAACCTTTTTATAATTCTGTTACTACTTTACGGCAAGATGCTGCTGAAGAACTTGATAGATACTTTATGCAGTACTTTGGCTACGGTGCTACCAAAGAACAAGAAGATGCTTACTATCTAGAACTTAGAAAATTAGAAAAAGAAAATGTAGTTAAAACTACTAATACCTATGATTCTTCAGGCAGATTAATAAGCAAAAATGAAACTGGCGAACTAGTCAGTGAGACGGATAAGTTGTTATTACTAGGCAAAATTGCTGGTAAAGCAATTAAAGGCAGCAACCTAGAAAAGATTATTAATAGTGGTGCTAAGGCTGCCGATAGCGTTAATGAACTTATTGCTTATGCTAATAAGTATGGCGTTGAACTTACACAGCAAGATGCTATTGATTATATCGGAGAGAATCTACGCAAAGGTTTAACCTTGGATTCTAGTAAGAATAAGATTCTTAAGTTGTCCCAGATTAAATATGGCAATCTAAGCGATGTAATCACTGATGATATTAGCGCTTATGATATTGCTACTCCGTTTGTAAACAGATTATCAAAACTTACTGGTATGGCTGCTACATCTATTACTGTCAATAATCCTTTGATTCAGCAGGCTTTGAAAAACAATGGGCAAAAAGGCACTATGAATGAGGCAGACTTTGATAAACTTGTTAAGACTAATCCAGAAACTCGGGCTATGTGGCTACAACAACCTGAGACAAAGGATGAAGCAGCCTCATATCTTCTTAATATCCTTCAAACCTTTGGTGAGGTAGCCTAATGGGAGATAAGCAAATATTAAATCAGGCTGAGATTAATGCGGCTATTGCTGCTAGAAATGCTGCTCAGGCTAGAGTAACAGCAGCAAATCAAGCAAAGGCTGTTTTTGCTGAAAAAAGTATTCCGCAAACACTTGCTACTATTCCTAAAGTTACTGCTGGTTTAAATGCTTTTATTGAAGCACTTAAGTCTGGAACTACAGGCAAGGCTTATAATCAAGCGTTTAAAAATGCACAATCTGTTATTGCGGAATCTAAAGCGGTTACTAGTGTTTTAAAACCAGAGTTAACTAAAATTCAAGGTGAAGTAACTGCTGCCGAAACAGCACTTGCAGGTATAACAGTACCTGCTCCTGTGTATGGTTCAAGTTCTTCTGAATCAGATATGTTGACAGCAGATGCTTTTGCTTTAATTGAGATGACATTTAGAATGTTTGACCTAGAAGAACTAGCACCAATGATTCAACAAATGATGGAAGAAGGCGTTAGCCCTAACCGTGCAGCCTTGCTTTTAAAGACCGACCCTAAGTACAACAGAGATGCTGCTGGTAATCCTATTGGATATCAAAAGAGATTTTATGGTAATGAGTTACGCCGCAAGGCTGGATTAAATGTTATTAGCGAAGATGCTTATCTAGCCCTTGAGAACTCATATTCAGAAACATTAAAAGCCTACGGACAAGCAAATTATTTTGGCACTGATAAAACTGCTCGTCAGGCTAAGATGGCTCAGATTATTGGTGGAGATGTATCAGCAAAAGAATTTCAAGATAGAGTAATTCTGGCTGTAAATAGAGTTAAGGATTCTGACGTTATGACCCGGAGAGCCTTTGAGGGTTACTACGGTATTAATGATAATGATTTAGTTGCTTACTTCTTGAATCCAAAGGAAGTATTACCATTGCTTCAGGAAAAGGTAGTTAGCGCTGAAATTGGTGGTGCTGCTTTAACCCAAGGACTTCTAGCCGATAGAATCCGTTCTGAAGAGTTGGCTAAGTTTGGTGTAACTAAACAGTCTGCTCAAGAAGGCTATCGTGGTATAGCCTCAGTATTGCCAACGGCTACAAAGTTATCTGATATTTACGCTCAAGAAGGTATTACATATACCCAGACCACAGGTGAACAAGAAGCATTTCTTGGTCTTGAGTCTGCAAAAAGAGCAAGAGAAAAACTCATTAGTCGTGAGTTAGGAACATTCTCTGGTAGGGCTGGAACAGCCAAAGGCGCATTAGCCGAAGAGAAGTTCGTTTAAATAAGAATCCCGATGTGGACCGACCAGCCCCACACGGTGTATCAGACTGGTAGCAAGAGCCAGCCTATCTACCCCTGGATAGAACTGTGGCTTGCGACTAACTACAAATAGAAAGGGTGGTTGCTATGAGCAACAACTACTGGGATGACGACGACGAAGACCAAAATATACCGGACCATCAATTGACTGGTGATGACTTAGTTAAGAAACTAAGGAAAGCCAAGAGAGCAGATGAGAAACGTATTAAGGAACTTACTGAGCAACTTGAGACATTATCCAAGGTGCAGCGTGAGCGAACCGTCAAAGAAGTCCTAGAGAAGAAAGGCATTAACGCTAAGGCTGCACGTCTTATTCTTAAAGACCTGAATGATGTAACAGAGGAATCTCTGGACGGATGGCTCCAAGAAAATGGAGACCTAATCGGATATCAACCGCAGGCTAAAGATGAACAACGTGAACAGAATCTTGCAGCATTACGCCAGCAAGATGTAATTACACATAGCGGGCTTATGCCTGACAGAAGCGAAGAACTAGCAATGAAATTAGACAATGCGCAGAGTGCTGAAGAGTTGCTTGCTTTCCTTCGTTCGCAATCGTAATTTCCGTTCATAGTCACTGGAGGTGACGCAAAAAAATGGCAAACGTCTATTCAAGTACTACCACTCCTGGTGGTACCGCTGGTGGCGCTGGTCTAGTTCAGAAGGCATATGACCGCCTTCTAGAGTTTGCGCTACGCTCTGAACCACTCATTCGTTCAGTTGCAGATAAGCGCCCAGCCCAACAGGCAATCCCTGGCTCAACAGTTGTTCTACAACGTTATGTTGACCTAACCGCAGCAACAACTGCACTCACAGAAGATACTGACCCAGATTCAGTCGGAATTTCAACACCGACATCTGTGACAATTACTCTTGCTGAGTACGGTAATGCTGTTCTAGTAACCCGTGCGTTGGAACTCTTCAGCCTTGCTGATGTAGACCCAGCAATCGCAAACATCATTGCATACAACCTTGCAGATTCAATTGACAAGGTTGCAATGACCACACTTCGTGGCGGAACCAACGTAATCTACGCAGGTTCTACTGCTACATCTACAGCAACAATTACTGCTGCTGCAACCCTTGCTTCTTCCAACATCCGTAAGGCTGTTGCTAAGTTACGTGCAAACAATGCTAAGGGACGTAAGGGCAACCTATACTGGGCTGGTATCCACCCAGAGGTATCCCACGACCTCCGTGCTGAGACAGGTTCAGCAGGATGGTTGCTTCCTAACCAATACGGTTCTGCACAGGACCGCATCTGGGCAGGAGAAATTGGAACATACGAAGGTGCTTACTATGTTGAGACCAACCGTATGTACAACGCTACAGATGGTGCTTCTTCAGCACGTGTATACCGCACAATTATTTGCGGAGCACAAGCACTAGCAGAAGCAGTGGCAGAAGAGCCACACGTAGTCGTCGGACCAGTAGTTGACAAGTTGATGCGTCACCGCCCAATGGGTTGGTACGGCGTACTCGGCTTCGCTCGCTACCGTGAAGAGGCTTTGTACCGCATTGAAAGCGGTTCT